TAATATTTTATCCTGACCCAAAAGGTAGATTTAAAATTAGTTGGATACCACCTCAACATTTACAAAATAAAGTAATAATAAAAAACGGTATTAGATACCCTGGTAATGAACACATGGGTGCTTTTGGTTGTGATAGTTATGATATATCAGGAACTGTAGATGGTCAAGGTTCTAAAGGAGCTTTACATGGTTTAACTAAATTTAGTATGGAAGACGCGCCTGCAAATAGCTTTTTTTTAGAATACTTATCAAGACCACCTACTGCCGAAATATTTTTTGAAGATGTATTAATGGCAATAGTGTTTTATGGCATGCCAATACTAGCAGAGAATAATAAGCCAAGGTTGTTGTATTATTTAAGACGTAGAGGTTATAGAGGTTTTAGTATGAACAGGCCTGACAAAGTATGGAATAAATTATCTGTAGCTGAAAAAGAAGTTGGTGGTATACCAAACTCTAGCGAAGATATAAAACAAGCTCATGCAGCTGCAATTGAAATGTATATTCAAAATCATGTAGGTATGAAACAAGATGGAACATTTGGTAATTTGTATTTTAATGATTTACTAAATGATTGGAGTAAGTTTGATATAACAAAAAGAACTAAGTTTGATGCAACTATAAGTAGTGGTCTAGCTGTAATGGCAAACAATAGACATTTGTATGCGCCAAACGCAAGGGTTGAAAAACCTAAAATAAATATAAGTATTTCTAAATATAGTAATACTGGAACAAATTCACAAATAATCAAATAATAATATGGCATATTCTGGCATTAAAAATTATTTCCCGAGTCAAACAGTTAGTGATGCTGAAAAGCTAAGCTATGATTATGGTTTAAAGGTAGGTAAAGCAATAGAACAAGAATGGTTTAATGATGATAGAAATTTAAATAGATATAGATCAAACCATAATGATTTTCATAATTTAAGACTGTATGCTAGAGGCGAACAGTCTATACAAAAATATAAGGATGAGTTATCTATAAATGGTGATTTGTCCTATTTAAATTTAGACTGGAAGCCAGTACCAATTATATCTAAGTTTGTAGATATAGTTGTTAATGGTATAGCTGAAAGAACATATGATGTAAAAGCTTATTCGCAAGATCCTTTTAGTGTAGCTCAAAGAACTGAGTATATGGAAAGTATACTTAGCGATATGAGATTACAAGATTTTAACGCTGCAGTACAAAGAGAGTTAAACCTTAATGTAAGAAAAAGCGATATAAAACAAATACCACAATCTAACGAAGAGTTAGAGCTACACATGCAGCTAAACTATAAACAATCAATAGAATTAGCAGAAGAGCAAGCCATAAACACTTTAATGGAGGGAAGCAGGTACGAGTTAATAAAAAAACAATTTTATTATGACTTAACAGTTTTAGGTATTGGTGCTGTTAAAACTTCTTTTAATACGTCTGAAGGCGTTGTTATAGATTATGTTGATCCAGCAAACTTAGTTTATTCTTATACTGAATCACCGTATTTTGAAGATATATATTATGTTGGTGAAGTAAAAACAATACCTGTAAACGAACTAGCCAAACAGTTTCCACATTTAACAGGTAGTGATCTTGAAGAGATTATGCAAAACAAATCTCACCATAAAGCTAATTATAACTCTATACACAATTACCACAAAGAAGATAATAACACTATTCAGGTTTTATATTTTAATTATAAAACTTATATGAACGAAGTGTACAAGATGAAAGAAACTGGTACTGGTGCAGATAAAGTAATACCAAAAGATGACACGTTTAATCCACCACAAGGTAAAGAAGGTGAATATAGTAGAATGATAAGGTCTATAGAAGTTCTTTATGATGGCGCCATGATACTTGGTACAGACAAATTACTTAGATGGGAAATAGCTAAAAACATGGTTAGACCTAAAAGTAATTTTACTAAGGTAAAAATGAATTATGCAATTGTAGCACCAAGGATGTATAATGGTAAAATAGATTCTATAGTAAAGAAAATAACTGGTTTTGCTGACATGATACAGCTAACACATTTGAAGATACAACAAGTATTATCACGTATGGTACCAGATGGTGTTTATTTAGATGCTGATGGTTTAGCGGAAGTTGATCTTGGCAATGGTACTAACTACAATCCACAAGAAGCTTTAAACATGTTTTTTCAAACAGGTAGTGTTATAGGTAGATCTTACACATCAGATGGCGATATGAATGCTGGTAAAATACCTATTCAAGAAATAACTAGCGGTAGTGGTGGTAACAAAATGCAAGCACTTATAGGTAACTATAACTATTACTTACAGATGATTCGTGATGTAACTGGACTTAACGAAGCTAGAGATGGTAGTATGCCAGATAAAAACGCATTAGTAGGTATACAAAAACTTGCTGCTGCTAACAGTAACACAGCAACAAGACATATTTTACAAGCTGGTTTGTTTTTAACAGCAGAAGTAGCAGAGTGTTTGTCACTTAGAATATCTGATATTATTGAATACTCACCTGCAAAAGAAGCTTTTATAGAGTCTATAGGCGTGCACAACGCCGCTGTATTAGAAGAATTAAAACAATTACACTTGTATGACTTTGGTATATTTATAGAACTTATGCCTGATGAAGAAGAAAAACAACTTCTTGAAAACAATATACAAATGGCATTGCAACAACAAATAATAGAACTTGCAGATGCTATAGATTTAAGAGAAATAAAAAATGTAAAGCTAGCTAATCAACTTCTTAAAATACGTAGAAAAAGAAAACTAGATAATGACTTAGTGATACAACAGCAAAACATGCAGCAACAAGCTCAGTTAAATCAACAATCAGCTCAAGCAGCTGCACAAGCAGAAGTACAAAAAAACCAAGCAATAACACAAAGTCAAGCTCAACTTGAACAAGTAAAAGCACAATTAGAAGCT